AACATTATGATATAATATAAGGTATATGAAAATTAAAACTTACAAGGAGAATGTATGGCTGAAGAGCTAAATGAACAGCTATTATCTCCAGACGCAGATGTAAATGCCCCTCCGCGTATTGCAATGGGAGCACAGGGCTACCCCGGCTTGAAGGTTGTATCACAGCAAATTCAGCAGGAGGCAGTACAAAAACTCCGTATGCCTTACCTCATTAAAGAAATTGATGAGATGAAGCGTGACTCTGCAATTGCTTCTGCCCTCACGTTCTATAAGATGATGATGGCACGAGTAGATTGGGATGTCAAGGTTCCTGTTGGAGCGTCTAAAGAGACAGTTGAACGTGCTAAGTTCATTAAGAGCTGTATGCACGATATGGATAGATCGTGGTTTGATTTCATTCAATCTACGCTCTCTAGTATTGACTACGGCTTCTCCATTTCTGAAATGGTGTTTAAGCGTAGAACAAAGAATAACAGTAAATACGATGATGGGTTGGTTGGGTTGAAAGACCTTGCTCCAAGAGCACAGCAAACACACAAAGAATGGGATTACTCAGAAGATGGCAGGTTGTTGAAGGGTTGGTATCAATCCACATCTAATCTTCCATCTGGTTCTCGTTATTCCCAATTGCAAGGTAAAGAGAAGATTTACATCCCTCGTGATAAATTCCTTCTGTTCCGTACAAGCCCTGAGAATGGGAACCCTGAAGGAACAGCTTCTTTGAAATCCGCTTGGATTGCATGGCGTTATAAGAAAGCCATTGAAGAAGAAGAAATGAAGGGGATTGCTCGTGACCTTGGTGGTTTGCTTGTAATGCAAATCCCTGCCCGTTACATGAGTCCTGATGCCCCTGCTGCTGAAAAGGCTGTTTATTCCAGCACACAAACGTATGGACGTAACGTAGCTAATGGCGAACAAAGTTGTTTGATTCTCCCTAGTGATGTTGATCCTGAAACCAAACAGAAACTCTTCAGTGTTGACTTGATGACTTCCCAAGGGAGTCGTGGCTACGACACAAATAAGATTCTTCAGCGTTATCAGAGCCAAATGCTTGTTGCCTTGTTTGCCGACCTACTTCAAATGGGCGCAGATGGTGGCGGAAGCTTTGCTCTTTCTGATAACAAGAAAGACTTGGTTGAATACGCTATTGAATTCCGTTTGAAAGAGATTGCGAATGTTCTGAATAAGGAATTGATTCCTACCCTGTTTAAGATGAATCAATGGGACCAAAAAGAACTCCCCTATTTCGCTCCTAGTAAAACCACAGAAGAGTCTCTTGAAAACTACTCCAAGTATATTCAACGGGTTTGCTCGGTTTCGGCAATTGAAATGGATAGAGAGTTCTACAACAAGACTCGTACCATTATGGGTTTGACTCCGTTTGATGAAGATGAGCCTATCCACGAAGATGAAATTCCTAATACTGTTTCTCGCGCAGGCGACGGAATGGAAACAGGAAAGACGGGCAACGGTACTAGCGACAATGTAGCTGGAACAGACAATAGTTCCTTGAATAACGAAAACAACGCTTAGGAGAGCGAATGGCACACAAACTAACGAAATTCGCTCTTACTGAGCTTTACAACAAACCACACCTTGTTACTGAAGCTTCCCTGCTCCCAATCCTTGATTATGTAGATATGCGTAATCTCGAAAACTTCAAGTTTGAAGAGTGGGACGGTGAAGACGAGGATGATGAAGATAAGAAGCATAAACCCGAAGTAGTGAACGGAGTAGCTGTGATTAAGATTCATGGCTCTCTGTCCTACCGTCCGCGCCAAACAATGTGTGGAGTTCTTGGTACAAGTTATCAAGGATTGCTTAAAGAGTTTGATGCTGCAATCGAGTCTGGTGCAAAGACAATCGTGTTCGATGTGAACTCTGGTGGTGGTGAAGCATATTCTTGTTTCTCTACAGCCAATGAGATTCGTCGTCGTGCTGATGAAGCTGGTGTTAATTTGATTAGTTTCGTAGACGGTAGCTCGTGCTCTGCGGCATATGCAATTCCTGTTGTTTCGGATGCAATTATTGCTCACCCAAATGCTGGAGTTGGCTCTATCGGCGTACTCATCTGCCTGATGGACGATTCTGAAGCAATGAAGAAAGAAGGCTACAAACGTAAGTTTATTGCCTACCCGAAAGATAAAGTTCCCTACGGGGAAGACGGTCAATTCACAGATAAGTTTATTGGTCGCCTAGAAAAAGAAGTAAAAGAACTGGCTTATGAGTTTGCAGAACATGTCTCTAAGTACACAGGTCTTCCTACAGAAGAAATCCTCTCTCTTGATGCCCAAGTGTTTACAGCTAAAGAAGCTCTCTCGCTTGGATTGATTAACGGGATTATGGATCAGCACGAATTTTCCAAATACGTCGCTGAGAATTTTATGACAAATGAATGGAGATTTTGATGCTCGATAGTCTTAAGAAAGCATTCGGCAATAAAGAAGGAGCTGTTGCCGGTGTGACAGATCAAGTAGCTCAATTGCAGTCTGAATTGCAAACAGCAATGGACTTGCTTGAGCAAGCGAATGAACAACTGACAGAACAGGCTTCTCTTCTGACAGATGCTCTTGCCAAGGTTGCAGCTTTTGAAGCTGTAGCTGAGGAAGCTAAGGCGCAAGCTGAAGCGGCTGCTGCACAAGCAGCGGAAATGAAGATGGCACAACGTAAGGCTGCTCTGGGCAACGTGATTGGCTCTGAGAATCCTCAATTTGATGTGATCTTTGGTGCAATTGCAAACATGGAAGATGCTGCATTTGACGCTTTTGTTGGGGCTAGTGCTTTGCGTTTTGAGCAAGAAGCGAAGTCTCCTGAGTTTAATGAAGTTGGTTTTACCGCTGACGCTGTTGATGTGAAATTGGAAGCGGCTGCTATTTCTGAAACAGAACGAATTCTTCGTGAACAATTCAATTAATAAAGAAAAGGAAAAGAAACATGACTGTTATCGCTACTCGTGCTGAAACTTTCGGCCAAGTATTTAAAGACGAATACGAGCCGTCTTCGGGCTTCACTCGTGAAGTTGTTACTGTGAATATCGCTGATGGTGCAACGTTGGCCCAAGGTACTGTTCTGGCTAAGGTTACTGCCACTGGCAAGTATCTGGTTCAGGATGCCTCCCTCGATTCTGGCGCTGGTTTGGAAGCCGCTGGTGTGCTGATTGGTACTGACGAATCCACTCCGGGTGCTGTGTGCGCCGCTGGTGTTGACACTAAGGTTTTGATGATGGCTCGCGGCCCTGTGAAGGTTGCCAAAACGAAACTGGTTATGGGTGCTGGTACTACCACTGATGCCGAAAAGCTGGCTGTGTACGAAGCCCTTGCTGCTAAAAACATCGTTACTGTTGACATTCTCTAATTGAATAAGAATAAGGAATAAATAAATGCCTATTACTCGTAGCTTTAATAACGTAAACCAAGTTGCTGACTGGACGCGAGAGCTGCTGATTGTTCCTAATCAGTGGGGTATCCTGAATCAGTATGGTTTGTTCCAAGAAGAAGGTGTTGAGACCGATGTTGTGCAGTTTGAGCAAACTACCCGTGACGGTGCTCTGATTGTTGACAAGGTGCGTGGTGAGCGTGCTACCGCTGGCAAAGAGCAGGGTTCGCTGATTCGCGCATGGGCTGTTCCGCACTTCCCGTATGACGATTACATCTCCCCGAATGATGTTCGTGGTAAACGCGCTTACGGCTCTGCTGACCAAGAAGAAACTCTGGCTGCTGTTCGTGCTCGTCGTATGGCTCGCATCATGCAAAACCACGCTTGGACTCTGGAATATGCTCGCTTCAAGCTGCTGACCACAGGTGATGTGTATGCTCCGTCTGGTACTGTGTCGATGAACTACTTCACTGAGTTTGGTGTTACGCAGAAGTCTGTGAACTTTGCTCTGACTACTGGCACTACTGACGTGGTTGCTAAGGGTGAAGAAGTTATTGCCCACATTCAAGACAACGCATCTGGTGAGAACGTAGAACGTATCGTTGGTTTCTGTTCGCCAGAATACTTCTCCGCACTGATTAGTCACGCAAGCGTCAAGACTGCTTACCAATACTACACCAGCACGCAAGAGCCGCTGCGTAACCGTCTTGGTGGTAACACTACTATGTACCGCACCTTTGACCACGGCGGCATTCTGTACGTTGAAGTGCGTGGCAACTACGCTGGCAACCTGTTTGTTCCGGCAAACGAAGCTGTGTTTGTGCCGATGGGTACTGAAATCTTCAAGACCTACTTCGCTGCTGCCAACAAGTTTGACCTGCTCGGTACGCTGGGTGAACGTGCTTACATGTTCGAGTACCCGTCTGATCGTGGTGACAAGATTATTCTCGAATCGGAGTCGAATTTCCTCAACGCCATTACCCGTCCGGCAATGGTTGTTAAGGGCGTGAAGGCTTAATAAGTCTTAATGTAGAAGCCTGTGAGAAATCACGGGCTTCTCATTTTCAATACAGCTTGGAAACAGGTTTTATTGAAAATGAAATAAAAGGAGATAAAATGGCAACAATTGATTTGAGCACACCCGTTGGTAGAATTCGTGCTGCAACAGGGGATTGGCGTGACCCTATTACGCTCTCCGATGATGTTATTGAGCAAACCCTTATCAACTGTAACAACAATGAGAATCGCGCTATTACAACCTGTGCGTTCTATATCCTCGCAATCCTTGCTCCACAAGGACACGAGAGGTTGGATCGGATTGAAATTTGGGGAAGTGACGCTTTCAATAACTACTTGAAATATGTCGAGAAAGTTATCACCAACCCTGCTGGTGGTCTTGGTACAACAGTTGCAGGTATTTATGCTGGCGGTGTTGACAGAGAAGAGTTTGTTAATAACCTTGCTGATCCAACAATCATCAATAAACGTATCCCAACATATAATAATATGCGTGATCCGTTCTGTGGAGAATGACGATGCTTGGTAATCGACTTTCTCCAATGGCAACAAGTATTATTGCTCGGGAAGGGCAAACTGCAACATTGACGCAATACCCCCGTGATGATGAACTCACTTACGATCCAATGACAGGGGATAGTACAGGTGGTACAACAACCACTTGTTCTGTGAAAGGTATTGTTCTCGATTATAAGTTGATTAGTAATGGGATGATGAGTAAGGCTGGAACGCAAATCACAATTGACGATAAGCAGTGTTATCTATCTCCTTATGATGTTAATGGAAATGCTTTCCCTAAACCACTTCGTCCTAACGATGTTTTGACATTTGCAGATGGGCGCACATTCTCTGTCATTGCCATCAAAGAAGATAATCCATCTGGATCAAATGCAATTATGTATGACATTCTCCTGAAACGAGGTTGATATGCGTACAAAGGATTTTGATAAGTGGTTGGACACGATTCTTGAATGGTCAGATAAAACAGAAAAGAAAGTGTTGGATAAGTGTAATTGGATTACGAAGAAGGTTCTGTATACAACGATTCAATTCTCTCCAACACAACCCCAAGCTAGATTCTCCAAAGGTACATTCATTGGCAATTGGGTGTTGTCTAGCAATGGTTCTAAGTCTTTCAGTGAAGCTCTTAGAGATACGAAAGAAGGTAAGCGAGCGAAAGTAGATGCTTTCCTAACCCCAGATTACTTCAAAACAAATAGACATATCTACATGACCAACACCACCCCTTATTCGGATAAGGTTGAATACATGGGTTGGATGTTCACTGAAGCGTATAAACCTGTTGCAATGACAGATTCAATGATGAA